CACAGTTCGTAAGCAGGTTGAAAAAATGAACATTGCACTTTTTAAGGCCAAGTGTAAAAATCGTAAAGAACTAGATTTAAATTATCGAGAAGAAAAACAAGAAACTAATAATAATATTATAACTCCGCAACTTACTTTAAAAGTTGTTAATAATTCTGAAAATCAATTAAAAATTACTAATGAGGAAAATAATTAAAACATCGTTATTTCTAATATTATTATTAATTTCAAATAATAGTTTTGCAATGTGTCGTTGCGTTTGTATAAATCGACAAGTTGTGCAAATGTGCGACTCAAATTTTGATTTTGCTGCAAATTGTACGCTTAAAAGTTGCTAACATTTATTAAAAATTAATGCAAAATAATGTTGTAAACTTCGATCTTCAAGAAAAACAATCTATTTGTTGGACTAGCCCCGCAACTGAAATATTATATGGCGGTAGTGCTGGCGGGGGTAAGTCTCACGCTATGCGAGTAATAGCAATCATGCTTGCGTTTAGCGTTCCGAATCTTCAAATATATTTGTTTCGTAGGGTCTTTGCTGACTTGATTAAAAACCATGTCGAGGGTGCAACGGGCTTTCGTTCGTTGCTTGCTCCTTGGCTCAAGCAAAAACAAGTAAAAATTACTGAGGAAGAAATTTCGTTTCAAAATGGAGCAAAAATTTATCTTTGTCATTGTCAACATGAGAAAGATGTATTTAAATATCAAGGGGCGGAGATGCAAGTGATATTGATTGATGAATTGACTCACTTCACTGAAAAGATTTATAAGTTTTTGCGTGGCAGGGCAAGGCTTGGCGGTGTTGTAGTTCCTGATAGTTTGAAACACAAACTCCCGCTTATTTTATGCGGTAGCAACCCCAGCGGAATTGGTCATGAGTTCGTAAAACAAATGTTTATCGATAACTGCGAGCCGTTGCAAGTGCGTAAAATGTCAAACGAAGAAGGGGGAATGCTACGACAATATATACCAGCACGACTTGCAGATAATCCTATTCTAATGCAAAACGACCCACTCTATGCTGATAAACTTATGGGGCTTGGTGGTGCATTAGCTAAAGCAATGTTAGAAGGTGATTGGGACGCTATCGAAGGGGCTTATTTTGATAATTATGACGCTTCTATTCATTCAATAGAATACGTTAATGTTCCTAATTCTTGGTATAAAATAAGGGCTTTCGATTGGGGTTATTCTCGCCCTTTCTGTGTTTTGTGGGGTGCAGTGTCGGACGGCTCACTTGTTGATTGCGGAGGTATTAAGCGGAGCTTTGCAAGAGGTTCAATTATTGTTTATCGTGAATTCTATGGGTGCACAGGTAAAGCAAATGAAGGCTTAAAAATCAATGTTCCAGAGATTTCTAAAACAATTAAAGAATTGCAAATGGGGGAGAAGATGGATGCAATGGTTGCTGACCCCGCTATTTTCGATGTCTCAAGCGGTGAATCAATCGCAAATCAATTTGAGAAACAAGGAATTGGCTGGCTCCCAGCGGATAACAAGCGGGTTAATGGTTGGCAACAAATTAGAGCAAGATTTACAGGCAATGAAGATGGGCAACCTTTATTATATATTACTAAAAATTGTCGTAATTTACTTAGGACATTGCCATTGATGCAATATGATAATTCGAAACCAGAAGACTTAAACACAGATTTAGAAGACCACGCAGTTGATACTTTGCGCTATTTATGTATGAGTCGACCAATTGTTCCAGCCGAAATTAAAAGACCGATGACATTGGAAGAATCAATTGCTAAAGAGTTGGAAGTTCAAAAGCTAATTGACGAAATAAAAAAACAAAATGAACTCTTGACAAGGAAAAAATAATAAATAGTATTTTACAATATATGACAATGAATCAAATTGAAATACAAGACGAATTATCATCACTAACAGGCGAGCGGAGACTTGTTGATATTTGGCGTAGGGAAATTGAAAACGCAAAAAAATATCATGAAACGTCAAAAGAAACAGCTAAGCAATATCAAGAGCTTTACGAAGAGCAAGAATCAGAAACAAAAATCTCGCTAAAATCTAATTTTCCAATTTTTTGGAGCAATACTCAAGTTTTACGCCCGCTTTTATTTTCTAAACTTCCGAAAGCTAATATCACGCAAGCTTTTTTTAATGAAGACGATATTTCAAGAATATCAAGCGAAGTTGTAGAGAGGTTAATTACTTATTTGCTTAAAGAATCCGATGCTGAAAATCAAATTGAGAAAATAAGAGATGCTTTTTTAGTGCAGGGAATCGGAATACCAAGAATTGTGTTTATACCGCCTGAACCAATTGAGATTAAAACTAAAACTAAAAAGAAAAAAGAAAAACTAAAAATGGAAGATGATGGCGAAGATAATGGCGAATCCGAAAATGAGGACGAATCATCATCTAAAGATACTGCCGAAGATATGGCAGAAGGTGAAACCGAGGACACCGAAGAAGAGACATCTTATGACGTCGATGAGGACAAAAAATCATTTACTATTGAGTTTGTTGATTATCAAGATTTCCTAAAAAGCACAGAAAAAGAATGGAAAAAGATAAGATGGATTGCATTTAGAAAATATTATACAAGAAGGGAATTAATTGATTATTTTGGCAAGAAAGGTGAAAAAGTGCCAATGACTAATAACAAGTATGAGTTTTTAGGTGAACAAGAAGAAGATTTATATAAATTATGCGAAGTTTGGGAAATTTGGGATAAAGAAAATAAAGTTTGTCATTTTATTACTTTTGCAGGTGATGGATATGTTTTAGATAGTCAAGAAGATGGATATAATCTAAAAAACTTCTTTCCAATACCAATGCCAATGGGGCTTAATGAATCTAAAAAATTATTACCTGCTCCGTTATACTCAAAATATAAAAATCTTTGCGAAGATTTAACCGATATTCACGATAGAATTCAAAGTTTAGTCAAACAAGCTAAATTTACTGGTGCTTATACTTCATTTGCTGAACAAAGCGATGTAGAAAATATAATGAATGGCGAGGATGGCGAATTTAACTCCCTTAAAACCACTGCAAATATTGATGATACAAGAAAGTTGGTTGTATTTAAACCTTTAAATGAAATTGCCAACACAATCACAGTTTTAAGAACTGAAAAAATGGCTTTAAAACAAGATATTCAAGAAATTACTGGCTTGTCTGATATTGTCAGGGGTGCTAGTGTTGCTTCTGAAACTGCAACGGCTCAACAATTAAAAGGAAACTTTGCAATTAGTAGAATCCAACCATTACAAAAGGAAGTTGAATTTACAATTAGAGACACAATAAGACTATTAGCAGAATTGGCAGTTGAAAAAATGTCGATAAATGAAATAATTAAAATAACAGGCTTAAAAATTGTTGATGTTGATTTAATTATGAATCAAGCTAAAACCAATATTGAATTACAAAAACAAGAAGCAATCTCTTTATTAAACCCACAAGACCCAGATTATCAAAACAAAATAATGATGCTGGAACAACAAGCACAGCAAGGATTACAAAATACATTTAAAGATTTACAAGACCAATTAAAAGGCTTTCATATTCAATTAAAGGATTTGAAAAAATTAGAGAAAACAATTAAAAGTGATAAACTTCGTTGCATTTCTATTGACATTGAAACTGATAGCACGGTAAAATTAGACCAAAATCAAGAAAAAATGGATAGAATGGAGTATATTCGCACTATTAGTCAAACAATTCAATCTATGGTTCCAGCGGTTCAAACCAATGTTATTTCAAAAGATGCTTTAAATGAATTTGTAGTTTTTGCTTCTAAGCCATTTAAAGTTGGAAGAAACTTAGAAAATTATCTAAAAAATGAAGAGCCTATTGAAGAAAAACCTGACCCACAAGCAATGATAGCACAAGCTGAAATGGAACTTAGACAACAAGAATTACAACTAAAAGCACAAGAAATTACTGGTAAATTAGACTTAGAGCAACAAAAAGTTAATGTTGAAAAGGCTAAGGTTTTAAATGACCAAAATAAATTTGAGAAAAAACTAGAATTTGAAGATGCTAATAAACAAGCCGACAGAGAAGGCAAGAGACTTGATATGAAGGTAAAGGCTGGAACTGAACTTGTAAATGAGCAAATTCGTAATGCTAACCAACCAATACAATCATAATATGCCATTAAAAAAAG